GGCACCAAGATCAACATCTACCTCATGAACCTCTGAATCAAAGTTGCTCTGATAGAGTGCAAGGAACATTTTCTTTGAAGCAAATTCCAACCACCTCTGCACATTATCATTGTCATGGAGTTCCTCGTTTCTTACTTTTAAGGAAAACCATTTCACATTGGCTGGAGTGATCGCCTGCTTCATCGAGGCAGCAAGCAATTCATTCGCATGGATCGCAGTCGAGTCGTACAATTTCTCGGTCTGCTTTGTTCCAGGTGTAGTGGTTGCGATAACATTAGATCTCTTAATGCAAATATAATCGGCACTATCCTGCCAACTGGATCGCCAATTTGCATCGTCTTTATATAGCCTGTCATACTTGGCTATGATTTTTTTGGCATCCCATTCCATCACGTGCTCCTACCATTTAAATTGTCAAGAACAAGTTAAATTGCCAATGACAAGTTGTTATGTCGTTCTAAATAAAGAACTGCCTCCCGAAGATATTCGGAATCCTCAACAAAGCCCAAACCAACATTACACCTGGAACACAGGATGGCCCTCACTCTTCCAGTTTTATGATCATGATCAAGATGTCTTGCGAATTCTTTCAATGATTTTTTACATATTGGACACAAATAGCCCTGATCATGAAGCATTGAATCTATTTGTTCAAGTGTAAGACCAAACCTTTTATATCGATTTTTTCTGGCCCAATTCCTCGCATAATCCCTTCTGTTGGTTTTGGGTCTATTCTTTTTCATTCTCAACTTCCAAGAAGCGTTCTTCGATAACCAGGGCTTGTTTCCCCGAGATATTCTTCCACTGGCATTCCACGTTTGCCGTATCGGGCACCCTTTCTCTTTTTGGCTTCTTCGGCTTCGAGTGCAGCGAGTCTTTCCTTCTCTTTCTTTTCTGCCTCGGCTTGTGCGGCAGCCTTTTCAGCCGCAAGGGCTTCGGCTGCTGCAGCACGTTCCTCTTCGTGCTTTCCGCTTTCCCTTTCTTTCTTTATGGCAGTACCCCCTGGTGCCATATATCTCCCAACCTTTCTTCCCATCTCTTTACCTCCTTATTTTATTCCATATTTTCTCAGCCAATTCTTTGTTGGCCTCATTCCACCGATTTCAATTACTTCTTTTGGTAACTGCTCCTCGTATGATTGATCCTTAAAGATCGGAACATAGGAGGTATCCTTGATATTGAAGTTGATGAAGATGTTAATCCCATTAAAGGTACACAGGTACATCATGCCAAAAACAAAACCCTTAGCCTTCTCGAATTCTGAAAGAAGGGCATTGTGAATCAAACCAACATGGATCTCTAAAAGATTGTTTCTGAAAGGATCGGTCTTTCTTACTTCCGTAACAATTTCATTCAGCAGTCCGAGAACCGTTGAGTTCAGCATTATTTTTTTCTCCCACCAAGATAGGTGTGGCTTTTGTGTTTGTTCGCCTCAATCGCTCGATGCTGTTCCATTGCCTCTTTTTTCGTTTTAAATTTATGGATCACCTGACCCTTCTTCTTGCCGTGGCAATGAACCGTTGCGTATCCCGATCCACGCTTTTCAACGCTCATAAATCATCTCCAAAAATAAATGGTACTGGTTTCCATGATGGTTCCTGATCTGATATCTTGCTTCGTGCTACCCATCTTCCATTATCCTGGATGTCGTAAGTAACCCCATTAAACAATTTAACAATCGTGGGTTCCCAGGACGTTCCACAAAATGGACACATGGCCTTATTAAGGCCAGGATAAACTTGAAGATCAATTCCACAGATACATCTAAAAATCGATGGCAACTTTCACCTCCTAATAACTATACGGACTCCAATCATCTTCTTTTTGATGAGTCTGGGGATTCTGGAGATTCCGTTGTGGTTGCCCATCATCAAAGATATTGAAATCCATATTTGCCTTGATCACCTGTGGCTTCCTGTTGCTCTGTGGCATAAGGATCGCAGCCAGTCCGTGGGATAAAGCATCACCAGGGTGAGAGTGTATGTCCTTCATCGGCTTTTCCGTAAGCACTTGGCCCGAGGAATTTTTATGATAATGCCATCCACCACCCAGAGCCTCGATCATCACATCGTCATCTGAATTCACAATGAATCTTGGTTGCCCATCAACGTCCCGTGTCAATACTTCCTTGAGAACTTCCTTTCTATTTTCCCAGGACATCTCACCAAGTTCAAAGGTCGTATCTAGTTCTTCCTCGATGATCTGTGCAACATTCAGATTTGAATCCATCGGATCACGATTAAAAAGTGATGGATCTCCAATATCTCTCCATTCGTGAACCTTATGGAACGCTGACATTGCCATATATGGTTTCACGTTTAGCGTGATGTGCTGGTGCATTCCAATGTCGTTTCCACGGAGGCTTTTATAAACCACGATCTGCCCATTAGGGTGGATCTGAACAAACACGCAAGTGGGAAACAACCCACCATCCCAGAACCTAAACGAAGGGATCTCCTGTGGGATCAACGGAAATAATGATCGATGCTTGATCTCAGAAAACTCAGGAGTAACGGCCTGACCCAAACTAACAGAGGCAAATTCCCCCTTGACATATCTCTGGTAAAGGTCTGGTCTATTTTTAAAGGCCCTCTTTGTTTTCTCCCTCTCTTTTGGAGGAAGGTGCGGATTCTCCCCATACGGAATTCTGATTATCTCAAAGTCTGCTTCTGGATGAAGCACAAACCGTTTCCAAGTCCAATGGGCCTTGCTCGCAGGGTTCATCGTTACAAAAACTTTATCGATTGCACCCTCGGATCTTCCACCTCGGGCGTAGATCATATCGAACACTTCTTCACGAATCCCTGCAGATCCAACCTCAAACACTGGGGCAGGTTCCTCGATCCAAACCCACATATACTCAGAGCCGTGGATGTTCTGGACATCTCCCAGGTCGTCCACTCCGAAGAGATCAGCCTCGAAGTTCGGCCCCTTCATTAAGGCACCGTCACGGTGAAACGTGACCAGGCTTCCTACGGCCTTCATAATCGATGGGATCGTGTGACGTTGAATATTCGTAAAGCGATCCCGAACAATCGCACCCCTCACTGGTTCAGAGAATTTCTTGCAGTGGTAAAATATCGCTGGAAGGGCAGCGTAAGTTTTACCTTCTCCCTTTGGCCCGATCAGCACTACAACGGTTGCGTCGCTGAGAACCATCCTTCGCTGAGAGGGTGTGAGAACAATCTTTTTTTCAGACATGATAAAAGAATACCTTTGTGATTCCTCGGATCTCTCTTAATTCCTTTCGAGAAACCTTCTTCATGTCCCACTTTCTACGAAATCGATTAAACTCTTTCTGACGCTTTGTAAAAAAGCGGATCTCCTCATCGGCATAAGGCCCATCAGAATAAACCTCGATCCTTCCACCGATATATCCAGCGTAGTCTGGATTTAAAACAACTTCCTCAATAAACGAGATAAAAATCTTTTTCATTGGAAAAAATTACCTATAGAAGAACAACCATGAGTGAGGTTATAGGGCCGTGGCTCAAACCTCTGATGCTTTACCCTCTTCCTCGGGCTTTACTGACTGAATACCAGTTCACGGGTTGCGTCAATAGGTATTACCGTAAGGACAAACCTTACGCCTAACCTATCATCGTGATATCATATTAACGGGGCCAGATGACTGCAGTTGAGCCACTCCATGAGTAACTCCACCTGGCCCCTCTGGGTTGTCTTAATTGGTGGATCGGGTAGGGGTCGAACCTACATTATCCTGCTTGCAGGGCAGGCGTTTTCCCATTTAAACTACCAACCCGTTTTTGAAATTCTCTCCAAGATCTCTTAACTTCAAAAAGGAACACTTTGTGGGTCTTTTTGCCGATAACTATAATCTTCACATTGCCCGACTCACTCAGGATCTTTCGATCCCTCTCAATTTCATCCAGCATCCACCTTGCTGTCATCCTCTGCCTCAACATCGAAAACATTGTCAGGGTCATTTCGATCAAACTGCTCTGTGGTGCCGTCACCGAAATCAAACACGACCACCCTTTTCTCGACATCGAATTCCGTTTTCTTCGGCAGAATCGGAATTAAGATATTCTTCACAAAGGAAAGGAAAGCCTCGTCAGCTTTCTTGGTTGGGGCCGTAATGATCTTGATTAACCTAGCCTCGCCATCCACTCGCTGGAAGATCCTGATGATCGATTCCTTGACATCCCCTGCCACCGAGGGGATTCCCTTCGGCCTTCCTGCAGGGTTCCCTGATTGCCCCTTCACCCATTTGGGGTTGCCAGTTTTCTTACGCTCGGGCAAGTTGGTTATTCCGTTCTCCACCATCGTGCTCCTTGATCCAGTGCCTCATCATCACTTCAATCGGATCTACTACCCCAAATTCTTCCACCGTATTGCAGGTATAGCACTCAGCGATCACCCCGACCTGCTCACCATCGGAGGCCATCGTAATCCCCCAGGCACACAGCCTATGTGCTTCCAGCCATTTATCGAAGGTTTCGCTTTCCATCATCAAATCTCTTTAT